ATGATGACTGATACCTGCCTGACCGATGACGCCCGCCGTCGCCGTTACCGCGAACTGCTGGACTTCTACCGGGGCCGCCGGCCGGGCCGGGAGACCGGTCAGCGCCGCCTGAGCTTCAACTACGCCGCCGCCGCCGTGGACAAGATAACCGCTTACCTGATGAACGGCCTGTCGGTGCGGGTAGCCGGTGAGGGGGAGAATATGGCCTCAGCGCGCCGGGTGCTGAACCGCTGGGCGGACTTCAACTGCCTGGACCGGCTGGATTATGAAACCGAAACCGATACGGCCGTCCTGGGCGACGGGGCTTACCGGCTGGGTTGGGACGAATCAGCCGGTGAGGTGCGGGTGACGGCGCCGGATATGGCCGGGCTGGAGGTGACCTTCGGTGCCGACGGGGTGACGCCCCGGGAGGTGCGCCACGTCTACCGTCTGCCGGGTGAGGCCGCCGAAGGCGCCTGGGGTTTGCCGGTAACCGGGGATGAGGCGGAGGTGACCGAACACTGGACGGCGGACAGCTATCGGGTGGAGTGCGGTCACGCGGTGGTGGCCGGCGGCGATAACCCGTGGCGTTTCATCCCGTATCTGGTCTTTCCCAACCTGCCGCGGCCCAAATCACCCTGGGGTATGTCCGACCTGGAAAACCTGACCGGCCCGCAGTTGGAGCTGGAGCGCGCCCTTTCCCAGCTTTCCCGCATCCTGGAACTTTCCGGCAACCCCATCGCCGTGCTGGAGAACGTGGAAGAGTCCTCCGATATCGCCGTGGCCCCCGGCGCGGTGTGGCACCTGCCGGAAGAAGCCCGGGCTTACCTGCTGGATCTGCTTCAGGGCGGCGGCGGTCAGCTTCACCTGGACTACATCGACCTGCTGTTCCGGGTACTGCATGACCTGGCCGAGGTGCCGCGGGCGGCTTTCGGCGGGGTGGGGCGGGACATCTCCGGGGTGGCGCTGGAGCTGGAGCTTCAACCGCTCCTGCACCGGGTGTGGCGCAAGCGGCTGGTGCGCACCGGGGTGTATCGCCGCCGGGCGGAAATGGCCCTGGCGCTTTACGGGCGTTACCTGGGCCGGGATTTCAGCGGCGTTGATGTTCAGGTGGACTGGGCGCCGGTACTGCCGCGTGACCTGGGCGCGGCCGTGAGCGCCGAAAAGACGGCGGTGTCCGCCGGCCTCCGCTCCCGCCGCCGCGCCATGGCGGCGCTGGGGGCCGAAGACCCGGAAACGGAGTTCGCCGAATGGCTGGAGGAGGAGGCGATGATGAGGGGTGGGAAATTCTAAATCCCAATGTCGGTTTCCCATAGCTGAAAGCTGACGGCTGAAGGCTGACAGCCATAAACACCCCCGTCATTGCAAGGCGACGCCGAAGCAATCCCGGTTCCCCGTTTCGGTCATTTAATATTGGAACTTGAGATTTGTTTGTTATTTGTAATTTTGGATTTGGAATTTGCTGAAAGCTGACCGCTGATGACTGAAAGCTCGTCTCCTCGGCCGAAGCAATCTCGGTACCAAAGGCGGTCAATCGTCCTAATACGGGTCAACACCGAGACTGCTTCGCGCCTGCTGGTCGCTCGCAGTGACGAAAAAAGGCGTTATTGCGAAGGAGCGTCAGCACCTGCGGCAATCCCGGTTTCCCAAAGCTGACAGCTGACGGCTGACAGCTGACCGCTCGTCCCCCGTTTCGGTCATTTGGTATTGAAATTTTGATATTGTTTTGGATTTAGACATTAGAAATTAGAATTTGTCAGCCGAAGGCTGAAAGAAGGAGGAAAAACCATGGAACAAACCCAAACGGAAGAAGGATTCGTTTCCTTCGATTCCCATCCGGAAAACGAAACCCCGGAAACACCCGACATCGAGGCTGTGTCCCGGACCCTGGCCGAACGTGATGCCGCCATCGACCGGCTGACAACGGAGCGCGACCAGGCGCTGGAGGCCTACCGCGCCGCCGCTGTTGCCCTTAACCCGGAACTGCCGGCAGAGCTTATCACCGGTAGCAATATCGCCGAGGTGGATTCAGCGGTGACCCGGGCCCGGGCGCTGGTGGACCGGGTCAAAGCCGGCCTGAAACCGGCGACACCGCCCTCGCCGGTAGCCGTCCCCCGCGCCGCGGCCACCGGCCCCCTGTCCCCGGCGGACAAGATACGGCGGGGGCTGAACCCATAGCCGTATCTGGCGATACGGAAATCCTAAATCAGAATATCGAATATCTAAACAATTTCCAATGACCCAATATCCAATATCTAAACAGGCACCCTGTTTCCGTCTTTTGAATTTGGGATTTTGATATTGTTTTGGATTTAGACATTAGAAATTAGAATTTGTCAGCCGAAGGCTGACCAGCGAAGGAGAAACAAATGTCCCTCACACTAGCCGAAGCATCCAAACTGTCCAACGACCTCCTCCTGGAGGGGGTGGTGGAAACCATGATTAAGGACTCGCCGGTACTGCGGCGTCTGCCGTTCATCGAAATCACCGGCAACGGGCTGACCTATAACCAGGAAAAGACCCTGCCGGACATCGCCTTCTACGATGTCGGCGAGGACTGGGCGGAAAGCACGCCCACCTTCGAGCAGAAAACGGCGCACCTGAAAATCATGGGCGGCGACGCCGACCTGGACAACTTCCTGAAGACCACCCGCTCCAATTTTCAGGACCTCCAGGCGGCCATCATCCAGCAGAAGGCCAAGGCGCTCAAGGATAAGTTCGAAGAGGTCTTCATCTACGGCGACGCTACCGCCAATGCCCGGGAATTCGACGGCCTGCGGGCGCTGTTGGGCACCGAAACCGGGGGTGAGCAGGTCATTTCCGCCGGGTCGGCCGGCGACAGCCTGACGCTGGATATGCTGGACGAACTCATCGACCTGGTCCGCGGCGGCAAGCCGGATATGCTCCTGATGAGCCGTCGCTCCCGCCGCAAGCTGTCGGCGCTGGTGCGGGCGTCCGGCGGTATGCTGGAAACCGACCGCGACGCCTGGGGCAACTTCGTCCTGTGCTGGAACGGCGTGCCCGTCGGCGTCAATGACTGGATAAAGGACACGCATGTCGTGGCCGGCGGCGTCGAGGCGGCCGTTACCGGCGGTGGTTGCTCCACCATCTACGCCGTCCAGTTCGGCGAGGGCGCCCTGGCCGGCCTGTCCAGCCCCGGCCTGATTCAGGTGAAGCACCTGGGTTCGCTGGAGAACAAGGACGCCGCCCGCACCCGCATCAAGTGGTACTGCTCACTGGCGCTCTTTTCCGCCGTCAAAGCCGCGGCGCTCATCGGGGTGACGGATTAGGGGGTAACGGGGAAAATCCTAATCCCGAATATCTAATGTCTAAACAAATTCAAATGACCAAATGTTCGAAACAGGGCGACTCGTTAAGGTTGCGCCAGTGTTACCCGTTTTGGTCATTGGATATTTGAGCATTGGATATTGTTTAGTGCTTAGAGATTAGACATTAGATATTAATGAATCGTAGCTGAAAGCTGACTGCTGATTGCTGACAGCTTGGAGAAAACATGAACCTGACACAACTTCGCTCCCTCCTCCGCCTCGACCTGGGCGACGCTACCCCGGCCGACCAGCGCTGGGAGGATGACACCCTGAACCGTCACCTCCGGCGGGCGACAGCGGAATACTCCCTGGCCGTGCCCTGGCAACTGACGCTCTCCGTCGATACCGTGCCCGGCAGTCGGGAGATTGACATAACTTCCATTTCGAGCCGGGTCGGCATCTCAGCGGTGGAATACCCGGCGGGGCAGGAACCCCGGGCCTTCCGCCGCTTCGCCGACCGGGCCGATACGCTGTTCATTGAGGACGGGCCGGTGCCCGACGGCGGGACGGCGCTGATTCACTACGGCGTAGCGCACCTGCTGGATGACGCCGGCACTACCGTGCCGGAAAAGCATCACGAGATACTGCTGGCCGGAGCGTCAGCCTATTCTGCCATCGAGTGGGCGGTGCACGCCGTCAACCGGGTGAACACCGGCGCAGACGTCGCCGGCGGTTACTTCCGCTGGGGTTCGGCGCGGCTGGCGTATTTCCAGTCCGCTCTGAAAACCCTGCGCTGTGGCCGGAAGGTGAGGGTGGGGTATGCGTACAACCCGGAAGGATTGGTTTCAAGTTTCGCCCCGTATCTTTTGTAGGGGTCGGCCATGGCCGACCCGCCCTCGTAACACCACCGTCATTGCGAGCCAACGGCGAAGCAATCCCGGTTTCCCTTAGCTGTCAGCTGACGGCTGAAGGCTGATGACGAATGACCGGGGCTACTTAACCAGCTAAAAGCTGACGGCTGTCGGCTGAAAGCTCATCCCCAAAATGACATCTAACTGCGTCACGCACCTGTTCTTTGAGGTCGTCGAATGTATCGGCTTCGGTGAAAATAGCATGGCCCAAGGCTCGGGCAATAAAGCCGCCTTCAGGGGCTTCTTCAACTAAAAATATAATCTCGTTCATACAACTCACCATTCCAGTTTATCACCCGATGGCTAAATGTCAAGAAACCGGATATCCCGGGCTGACGCTTGAGCGGAATAACACCGCATCCAGGCGGGCGAGCCATGTTTCACTTCTACGGTTATTATCACCCGTAGGGGGCGGCCATGGCCGACCCGCCCTGGTAACACCAATCGCCGTTGCTAGCCAACGGCGAAGCAATCCCGGTGCCCCGTTTTGGTCATTTAATATTGGAACTTGGGATTTGTTTGTTATTTGATGTTTGTGATTTGTAATTTGCTGAAAGCCGACAGCTGTCGGCTCCCGACAACGAAAGGAAAAAAATGAACCTCTACAAAAAACTCTGGTCCCGCTTCGGCGGCCGCCCCTGGACCTATATCATCCGTGACCTGTGGCATCGCTTCGAATGGCTGTGGATTATCGGCCTGGTGTCGGCCGGCTACTGGCTGGGCACTCGCGGCTACGATCACGCCCTGGCCTCGCTCATCGCTTTCAATCTGGGCTATGTCGCCGGGCATATCTTCTGGGGCACCGAATACGTCCCCGGCCAAAAGGGCGAGGGCTGATGCGCCCCCTGACCGATACCCTGGCTGAGGCTCAGCGGGCGCCGTCCGGCACGCCCTTTTTTCGTACCGTGGTCACCCGTCGGCAAACGGTCTGGCAGGAACTTACCGACGGCGGTGAGGCCGGCTATCGCCAGACGGCGGCGCTCACCACCACCGGCACGCTGGTACGCGCTCGCTTCACTCCGCCGGTGGACTCCGGCCGGCTGTTCCTCCAGCGCGTTTCGGCGCTTTCTCCGGCCTCTGACTTTTCCGTCTGGCAGGATACAGGGCGCTACGGCGTCAATGACGTGGCCCTGGCTGTCGGGGCCGGGGAGATGTCGCTGTGCTGGCTGGCGGATGACCGCTCCCTGCGGCGGCTGTGGAGCCTGGACGACGGCTTGAGCTGGCAAGGGCCGGAACTGGTGGATTACGCCCCGGCTTCGGCCCTCGGCGGTCTGTCAGCGGTATATGACGGTGCCGGCGGCCTGTCTCTCTTCTTCACCGACCAGACGACGCTTTACGTCAAACGTCGGAGCGGCGGGGTCTGGCAGGCGCGGCAGTCCTGGGACAAGGCTACCGGTGAACTGACCGGGGTGGCCGCGGTGTATGACGGCGGCTGGCGTTTGGCGGTTACCGGCCGGACGTCCGGGGGTGACTACCGGTTATGGACGCTCTCCTGGGACGGAACTGTCTGGAGCGCGCTGACGGCCATCGCTGATTCGCCGGCCGGCGAGGGCTATGAGTTCGCCCGGCCATCTCTTTGCCGCGGGCCAAGTGGTTATCTCTGCGCCTGGGTGGAGCGCCTGACCGGCGATGCGCCGGAAAACCGGATATATATCGGCGTTACCGTATCCGGCACCGGCTTCGATGAAGGCTTGTGGCAGGAACCTTACCCCGCTGACATGACGGCGGAACACGGGGTGTCGTTGTTGTCCGGTGACGGCGCGCTGTGGGCGACCGCCGCCTTCCGGGTGTGGCGCGCCGGGGACGACACCCCCGACATCGATCTGTCGCCTCACCTGAAGGCGGTTTCCCTGAAGCTGTCAGAGGCTGAGGGCAGGTTGAGACTGGAACTGGACAACGCCGGTAGCTGGTACGACGCGCCCCCCTTCGGTGTCGGTGACCGGTTGGAGTTCTCCGCCGGCTATGTCACCGCAACCGGTGCTGAAACTGCGCCGGGTTTGTCTTTTACCATTACCGGAGTGAAGGCACGAACGGAGCCGGGGTTGTCGTTGCTGATAATTGAGGCTGAAGACGGCTGGTCAGCGCTGAAAAACTGGCGGGCGCCCGGCCAGTTACGCTGGAACATGACTCACTCCATTACCCGGATACTGGCCTGGCTTTTAGGGCGGGTGGGGCTTCGGCTGGATGTCAGCTCCGCATCGGCTGACGCCGGCCAGTTGCCGGACTTTGCCGTAAGTCCCGGCGTCAGCGGGTTGTCCGCCGTCAGACGCCTGCTGGCCGGTCTGCCCGACCGGCTCTTGATTGAAGGCGAAAATGCCTGGCTGATGAGTCCGCCGGCTGACGAGGTGCCGGTATATGAATGGGTCGGCCCTCATGCCGTTTTTCGCCGCTTCCTGGCTATCGAGGGAGCGGGCGGTGAAATAACCGGGCCACCCAACTGCGCCCAGCAGATACATGACCTGATATCGGTGGGCGGCCGGGCGTTCAGGGTCGCCGGTATCGGTCTGGATTTTCGTGGCGGTTCCGATTATTACCGCATGCGCCTGAGACTGGAGAAAGCAACCGGTGCCGATTGATTGGAATCATTTTATCGGCGAATTCGGTGGGTGATCCCCGTTTTTACGATTGAGAAATGGATTCGTTTCCTTCGTTTTAGTCGCTTGTATCCCGGATAGTCTGGCAACGGCAGACCTGATACCGCCGGCCGCTGACAGAGGCCGGCTTATGCATTTGCGGCGGTAAACGCTTGATTATCAAAAAAGCACTCTACGTGCAGGAAAGGAAAACGAATGCTGAAAGCGGCAACCCTCATAAGTTTCGACAGCCTTAACTATACCGCCGATATCCGGCCGGACGGCTCACCGAAGGCGTATCTGGATGGCATAACCGTAGCGCGTCATATTCCCCAGGCGGAAATGTTACCCGGCCGCCGTCTGGCGGTACTCTTCCCCGACCGCTACCAGGCCGGTTCGGCGGTCATCATCGCCGTATGGGAAGGATGAGTGTTCTTTAAGCTGTCAGTCATCAGCTGTCAGCCGGTAGCCGGGACGGGCGAGGCCTGCCTCGCCCCTACGGCCTGTATATCCGTAGCCGTATGGTTCTTATTACCCGTAGGGGTCGGCCATGGCCGACCCGCCCTGGTAACACCAATCGTCATTGATTATATGAAAAACGCCTTCCGAGGATTATAGTTGAGGAAATAAATCCAAGGAGGGGTTGTGAAATGGTGTATTATATTGGGTGCGACACACACAAAAGTTTCTCGGTATTTGCGGCGGTAGATGACACAGCGGAGGTCAGGCACAGCCAAAGGGTAATGCATGACCAGGAAGGCTTCCGGGCGTATCTGGCTGGTTTGCCTCCGTTATCACCGATAGCCGTGGAAAGCACCGGAAGCTGGTACTGGCTGTTCGATGAGATGGAGCGTGCCGGGCATATCCCGATATTGACCCACCCGGCCAGAGCCAAACTGATGATGGGGCATACGAACAAGACGGACAAACTGGATGCCGAAGGGCTGGCCATCCTGTTACGCAACGGCACTCTGCCTTCGGTATGGGTACCGCCGCCGGAGCTGAGGGATCAGCGTGAACTACCCCGGATGCGGCTGGAAATGGTGCATTACCGCACATCCCTGAAGAACCGAATTCATGCCACCTTTGCCAAGTACAACATCGGCTTCAATGAATGCAGTGACGCCTTTTCCAACAAGGGGCGGCAACTGATGGAAACCAGGATAGAGGCCTTACCGCCGGAAACGGGGCGGGCGGTGCGTCAGGAACTGGAGCTACTGGATCAG